ATGTTAAGATATTCAAGTATGGCCTCAATTTCTTGAAGTTGATTGAATCGTTGTTCTACTATTCCAGGCAAGGCAGCACTGGATCGCTCCACGTTGCCTTTGACTTTGATTTCAAGTCGTGCCTGGTCAAGCTCTTGGTAAAAATGATCTAAACAGTTTGGAAGATGTGCTATGTCTTGACTGACTTTAGCATACCAACTCATGCTTAATCCTCGGATTCTTCGTAAGAATCCCAATCGTCTTCATCGACTTCGTCTTCTTCGGTGTTTTCGTCAAGGATCAACTGAATAGCATCATCGAGGTGTGTGTCGTAGCCCATAATACTTTCCAACACACCGACCTCAACATCTTTGCCTAACAAAAAATCAACATAGTGGTTGGCCGCTGTGTCACGATTTTTCTCAGAAATGTACTCTTTGAATACATCCCATGTTTCGATGATTAGATCTTCTTCCATTATACTTCCTCTTCCTCTTCAGGGATTACTGTGGGCTGGACCGCACTTTCATCCCACTCACTCATGATGATTTGTAGTTTGTCTTCGGTCCAGTTTTTACGGAATTCTGCCATAATTTCACCAGTTGATTTGTTGGTGTATGCCAGCTTGTTTCCTACTTTAGATAATACACCCATTTTTTCAAACATGTCAACCAATCCGGAAGTTGGAGCCATACCGGTTGAGTAAGGAATCTTAACCTGTACTGTTTCAAACGGTTTTGCATATCTGGTTTTCATGATTTTACAAGCAGACCTGATACCCAATACATCTGATACCTTGTTGCCATCCTCGTCCTCTTTGAGTTTGAGTTTTTTCATGGCAACCACAATACTACTTGCGTATACAAATCCTTGACCACCTGAAATTTTGTCATCTGGGTCAAACATGTCTTGGCTTGCGTAGGTATGATTGGTACAAACCATGCCTACATTGTAACTGCCAAACATATTAACACAGTTACGAACCAATGCAGTAAGTGCCTTGGGTTTACGGCCCATATCACCTTTTAAATCGCCTGCTTCGAACTGATTGATATCAGTGGGAGTCAACAACATACCCAATGAGTCTATGACAAACAATACTTTTGGACGCTCTACGGCATCCATGGTCTTGTATTCTGTCATGAATTCATGGATAGTTTTCGCAACATCGTCAATCATGGCCATGTTGAGTTTCAACAATTTGTTTTCAGTTGTATCTACTCCTAATGCTTCCAACCATGCCTTGTCAAGAGCATTTTCACTGTCGATTAGTACAACAAAAATACCTTGTTCTTGTGCGTGTTTAATAATATTACCAGAACAAATATAACTTTTACCTGCTCCGGATTCGCCCGCAAATACTGTCACCTTACCAAGGGGTACTCCCTTGAAGAAGTCCCCACTGATAAGATAGTTTAATGCATAGTTACCGGTACTGATCCAGTCTGTGGGATCATTAAATCCGATTCCTAATCCATCAATACTTTTAGTGATAGATTTTCTAAATTTACTAATGTCAAATGATTTTGCCATTTGTATTTTTCCTTACATAATTTGATATTTTTTCCAATTCATCTAAACTTGCATTTGATTTTAGGAAATTAGCTCTCCAGCTTATTACAAATACATTTCCTGGAATATAACCTAGTGAGGGAATTAATTTATCTATACATGCTTTTGCAGGATCTCTTCGATCTTTTCCGCTCCAGAAATAGTTTAATTCTAAACCCAGCACAGGACAATATTTAGGTTGTTCAATTTCTTCAAATGTAATAGTAAATGGTATTCCTTTTCTTATTGCATTCAAACGCCGCTGATTAAATTGTTGGTAGAATGTATTCACATATCTATATTTTTGTCTATCTTTTTCTCGATAAGTTTCATCATAGCATTGAGTACATCCTCGGGTTGAAACCAAACGAGGAGCTATATGGCCATTCTTGCAAGGTTTTCCTGTCTCATACACAGATTTTCCTTGCTCTCGAGCAAGAGCCAAGGCTATGCTTTTAGGATATGCCATATAGACTATCTCCTTATTTTGCTTGACGATTACGGATCATTGCAATGATGTCTGCGGCACGACCACTGGCATCACCACCTGTTGAAGCGGCTGGAGCTGATGTAGCTACTGGTGTATCCTCATCAATGTCTTCGTCTACTGCGACTGCTGGTGCAGGTGCGGCCACTGCTTTAGGAGCAGGTGCACTGGTTGTTGAACCTGTGGCTTGACCACTTCCACCCATGCCTGCTGGTTTAAAGTATTGTCCCCAACGATCCATATCAAAAGCCTCGCCGTCAACTGATGCCGCAAACATTTCTGCAATAACCTTGACTTCAACTTCTGTGGGTTTTTTGGGTAAAAACTCATCAAGATTAAACAAACCATACTGCTCGATTGCGGCATTTTCTGCTTCGCTGAGTGCACGCTCACGACGTCCCCAGTTGGAAGTTGAGTAGTCAGCATAACCGCCTTTGCTGGTTTTAACAATCTTGAAATCCAAGCCACGAACATAGTCTGTGGGTAATTCTTCGATCTCAGAATCCATCAATGCATTCTTGATAATGTTATGGATCTGTCCACCAATGATAAATCTACGAATAGGATTTTCTGGTGTTTTGTCTTCTTGGTATTTGCTGTCAACAACAAAACCTTGATACAAATAAGATTTCTTTTTCCAATACCTACGACCCATTTCCTCCAAAGATTTATCTTTGAACCATGGACGAACTTCAGTTAGTACTGGGCATGTCTCGCCCCACATTTCCATACAAGGAACTTGTACAGTAACTGGTTTAGAGTTGGTTTCACCTTTGACTCCGGCGAATGGCAATTTGATCATTGCACGCTCGATCCAGAAAAAAGTATTGTTGGGATTACCGTCCGGCAAGAATCTCACAGTGGCTGTTTGGCCTTCTGCGATGTTCCAATGGGGGTATATTGCGTTGTCACCGGTGGTGATAGATTGTTGACTGCTAGCTTGTAGCTTCGCGCGAATTTCTGCTAATGTGGCCATAATGTTCTCCTTAATAGTTTATGCCTTTGTTTTGCCATTTCTTTAAAGCCAACTGACTAAAAAGAAAAAGTGCATACATGTTATTGTACGCACTTTATTTATCTTTGCAAGAGATATTTGATTTATTTTTGATTTATTTTGCCAAACCGGCTAGTTTCATAATATCTTCAAATGCCACATCTTCGGCTGGCATGATGTTGCGATTAAAGTCCACACCGCCGTTGCCGCTGTCGCCTATGCCTTCGACTTTTTGTTTGATATTGCCTACTAGTTCTTTGAGTCTTGCCAATCCATCATCATCGTTTTTGCCATGACGCTGTTGCCATTCGTTGGTTAGTTTTTCCATGAATTTTTTGGCCAGTTCCTCGGCTTGCATGCCTGCTTCTTCGCCGAACTTTTCAGAGATATCTTTGCGTACCTCGATGGCTATGCCTTCGTTGCTGTGGAATGGTCCCACATTTGGATTATCTTTGTTGTAATATGATTTGACTTTTTCGGCGATTTCTTTGATCATTGCCTGTGGATTATGTTTTTCCATCATGGTGTTTGGAGGAACCATGTCTGTGTTTTCTTCTGCTGGAGCCTGTTCGGGTTTTTCAGTTCTGCTCATGCCTAGTGCTACCAATAGCTCAGGATAATCTTCTTGAGCCCAAGCCTTGAATACTTCCATGGCATTGGTGGTATTGTCAATTTCGCTCATGTCGCTGAACTTCTTTTCTAGGTCTGTGCTGTCAATGCCTAGTTCATTAAAAAAATCCCATGCTGTTTGTCCATTGGGGCCTAGTTCTAGTTCGCCGTTGGGTAGTTGTGCAATGGCTTGTTTGATTGCCTGAATTTGATCATCTGTTAGTTTGCCTTGTTCAGTTGCTTCTGCCCATTCCTCAAACTCTTGTTCTGGGCCTGCCTTGCCATGACTAGCCTGTCCCATGCCTATGTCAAATGCTTCATCTGTTTCTTCAGATTCTTTGACATAGTCATCAAGGTCAACAGAATTTTCTTCACTCATAATACTATGGATCAAGGGAAAATATTTTGCTATTTCTTCTTTGAAATTAGTTTGAGTAAATGTTTGTTTGTATGTTTCCATGGTCACGTCATCTAGTTCACCGACCATGTCAGGCTCAGCGCCGCCGAAGTTCTCCATCCATGATTCATAGTGATGACGTTTGCCCAGCGCCTCTATCTGACGCTTTAGTTCTGTAAGGCGTTGTTGTGCACGACTGGCAATACTCATTGCATCATCATGCAGTTGTGTGTGTTGAACCTGACGGCTAAACTCTTGAAGTTGTGCAATCTGCTCACTCATACGCACAATGGCCTTGCCGGCTGGATCATGAGGAATGCCACCGTGGTCTACGTGTTGTGCCATGGCAAATGCGCCGGCTGGATGGATGAATGGATATTTGAATCTCTCACCATCACGGTTCTGAATAAAAATAGCCTTGATGTTTTTCTTTTGGCTACGGCTGCCGGGATACATCTCATCCACAGGGCGAGCATGACGTACTATGACTTCGGTATTGCCTCTAACTGCTCGGCTGGTTTTTTTGGAACTCTTGGTG